CTTGGACACCTCAAACAGATCGCTGTCGATACTAATGCTACTTGGGCTAAACGCCTTGATATCCCTGTCAGTACTGCTATCAGCTGTGTTAAACCAAGCGGTACTGTCAGCCAACTGGTTAACTCTAGCAGTGGGATTCACGCTCGTCACTCAGCCTATTATATTCGCACTGTACGCGGAGACAACAAAGACCCGTTAACAAAGTTTATGATGGATCAAGGTATACCTAATGAGCCAGACGTAATGAAGCCAGAACAAACTACAGTGTTTAGCTTCCCTATGAAAGCTCCAGAGGGTGCAACAGTTACTGCTGATATGTCAGCTATACAACAACTAGAGATGTGGTTAGCTTATCAACGTAGTTGGTGTGAGCATAAGCCTAGTGTGACTATTAATGTTAAGAAAGACGAATGGTTTGAAGTAGGAGCATTCGTGTATAGACACTTTGATGAGATGTCAGGTGTTTCGTTCTTACCATTCAATGAACATACGTATCAACAAGCACCTTATCAAGACTGTGATGAGACAACTTATGAGATACTTCTAGATGTAATGCCCAAGGCTATTGATTGGTCTAAGCTGTCAGAGTATGAACAAGAAGATAACACAGCAGGTAGCCAGACATTAGCTTGTTCTGGGGATAGCTGTGAGATTGTAGATCTCGTTTAATGTGGATAGTAATAACTAGAAACCAATGTAACTTCTGTGATGCCTCTTTACAACTACTAAGGGGTGTCGCAGGTAGTCAGGTAACAACATATAATGTACAGTCTCCAAGCAGTAAGTGGCTGTTGACTTTAATGCGTAAGTCAGGCTATACTACAGTACCTCAAATATTTAAACCAGATGGCACTCACCTTGGGGGCTATACAGAACTAAGGGAATACTTAAGTAAAAATGGCTAAGTGGAATTTAGATCAGAAACAACAAGAGATGGGTTTCGACCCAGTTAATAAACCTGCTCACTACAACCAAGAAGGTATTGAATGTATTGACTATATTAGACAAGTCTTAGGTACTGATGGTTTTATAGCCTACTGTCATGGGAACATGATTAAGTATCAACATAGGTATAGGTACAAAGCTAATCCTGTAGAGGATATGAAGAAAGCAGAATGGTATCTTAAGCGTATGAATGAAGCATTATCGGAGAAACATAAATGACAATAAACGAAGGAATACTGTTAGGTAATCTAGCTCTATCTACCTACTTAGTGTGGATCATATCTAAGCTAAATCAAGATATAAAAACTCTATTCGAAGGTCTTGCAATTACGATGGATGCAGTAGGTGTTAAATAGCCCCTGAGAGGGAAATTAAGCGTTGTGTGACAGGGGTTAGAGCTTTCCATAGGGTAGCCTACCTGAGAGGGAATTAATAGGTTCACACCACAAGTATAGAATCAAAAAAGCCGTAGGTGTCCTTGAGTGGATACCTACGGCTTTTCTTTTGTTTACTCTTCAACCATGCTGAGAGCTTGTTCTAATGTTTCTTTGTTACGCCGTGACCATCCACGACCAAAGTGTTTGTAATCATCTAGACCTTCATAGAAGCCTTGACGTACTGTATATACATAATCAATTATAAACTTGGGATCTTTCTCCATTATAAGACCTAACGTCTTTGGTCCTATAGCTCCATCTGCTGTAGCCCCGACTGCTCTTTGTATAGCTTTAGCAGGGCGACCAGAACCACTATTTACAGCCCAATCAAATGCACACCAGTCAACACCAGAAGGTAGCATGTCTCCTTTGACACGATCCCAGTAGTTCTTCTTATAGATAGGAGCTACATCATCTGGAGTTAAGTCTCTCATTTCTTGTTCAGTAGACTCTCTACCAATCCACTTGTCGTACACTCTCTTAGTGACTCCCAAATTAGTCATCCCACCTTTATCGTGGACGTTATTAACGTATCCACCTTCGTGATGTAATAACATTTCTAGGCACTTATCAAAGTTGTTCTTCATGTTTATTTCTTTCCAAAGTATTTGCTTACGCCACGCATACCAATACTAGCACTTACAATACCGCCGAGGGAATATTGATACCAGCTTGGCATGTTAGATAAAGCGGCAAAACCATCCTGTACGATTTGATTACCCCAGTCTCCACAAAACGCTAGAATTAACGGAATCGAAAAGAGTAGAGTTATCCACTCGTCTTTCCACGAGTTCTCTGTAGCTTTCATAGCGGCAATATCCCAGTCGATCTCACCTGTAGCTATCTTCATCTTAGTTTCAGCTTCTGCTTTCTTTACAGCAGTCTTACCTTCGATCATAGTACCAGCTAAATTAGCTACCTGACCTATTAAGTTTAGTCCTAACATTATCCGTTATTACCTTTCACTTCTTTCTTGCTCATATTAGTAACGCCAAAGAATACGCCAACTATACCAGCAACTGATAGGAAGTAGATGGAAGCCATAGAACCTATAATAGAAGACGCTTGATCTAATCCTAATGCACTAGCTAATACGACACAAAAAGGATAAGCAAGCATACCTGTTAGACAGAACCATGCCATACGTCTTTGTGCATCTCTTTGTGCATCTTCATCATCTAGTCGTCTGCGTCTATCTTCTAGCTCAAGTGCTTCCCACTCTGATCTATCTATAGTGCCACTTCCATCTTTATCTACTTTATCAAATTCACTCATTCTTAAGAGTAGTCCATGCACCCCAAGCGATAGCTACACCTGCGGCAATATTATCTATTGAGTTAGGTAATAGTATTACAATCACTCCAAGTCCACATAGAGCAACTCCGTCCCATGTAGTTCTTTCTTTTAATCTATCTTTAATCCAATTCATATTAGTCTCCTAATCTGCTAAGGGGTTATCTAACGCCCTTTGTAATTTATCCATAAGTTTATCTTCGAGTTCTTTCATCGAGCCACTTTGTGATACTCTGACACGTTCCCTTTGGTTCTCAAACCTTACTTCAGCGTCATCTATCATATTACGTACTTTATCTTCTGTTTCACGTACCATGTCTTCCACACGATCCGTCTGTTTCTCTATACTAAGAATATCAGATCTAAGTCCATTCTTAATATCACGACTGTATTCTACACTCTCTTCTACCTTCTCAGATATACCAGTTACCTTGGCATCCATTACGTCCATTTGTAGTTGGTATTCTTCTAGGTCAAGTCCAGCGACTGATTCTATCTTCTGGTACAACACAAAGCCACCATACAAACCACCTACAATAGTAGATAGGAAAGCAAGTATAGCCATGATAGAACCAAATGATACCTTCATACCGCCTGTCTTAAACTCACGATCTGCTAGACCATCAATGTTGTCTGCTATCTTAGTAGTATCCATTAGTTCTCAAACTCCATCTCACCACCAGAACTTTGTAGGTTCTTTAGTTGCTCTAGTTCATCTCGTAGTTTCTGTATCTCTAATCTACGTTGAGCTAACTCTATTTGGTATAGGTCGTCACAGTTTATACGAGCCTTTGGTTTATCTAAAGGTATAACAATTCTAGCGTACACGCCAATATCTTTACCCCTGCTATTTGTATCTAAACCTGATAGTACACCTGTTACACCGTACTCAAGATTTACACCCCCACCAACAGCATTACTACACCTCATACTCCCAGTGGAAAATGAGTCCGACTGGTAGTTCATAGGTGGGTTAGGTAATGCTAATGAAAGGGAACTACTATCTGCTACAGCAGAACTAGCTACAAAACAAAGGGTAAATAATAATCTCATGCGGGTTCACCATCTAATCTTGAACATATCCTAGATGAAATAAGAGTTCTAGACTTACTACTCTTTCTTACCTTTGATGTAGTACATAAGTATACAGCTTCATCCATATCTGCTTTACGTATATATACATCAAAAGACTTTCTCTCTTTGTATCCTATGTTTATAATTCGGTATGAGGATGCAAAAGGTATGTTCGTCCAATTTAAATCAAACAACTCTATCTGATACCACTGTATTTCTTCTCTAGAGTTAAACAGAGACATCTCTACTTTAACTACACCAGCTACATGAGAAGGTTTAACTTCGGGATAAGCTGGTGTCATTTCATGTGCTGAGGTGGAAAATGATAGTAGTAAAAAGAGTACTACAAGCCTACTTAGCAACACAGCTGGCCTGTACTAGCGCAGTATAGACCCCTCCAGCGAAAGGTTTAGATGCTCCGTAAGTAGCACTAGAAGCTGTAGAGAACCACGTTGACCCTGCAAGGGTTAAATTAAATATAGTAGTACTGTCCACTAAAACTTTAGCCTCTTCATATGCTGACATACCAGAGACAGATGTTTGAGTTACACTTGTGCTTCCTGTCCATGCTACTGTATCTGTGAGTGTTGGAGAAGAGCTAAAAGATGTAGGGTGAGTTATGTTAGCTGTGTAGCTGTCTGCTATAGATACATCAAATCTTATTACAGGTAGAACACCACCATCAGCAGGTGTAGTGCTTAACTTACTAGCTATAGGGTTTCCATAGACCCCATCTTTAGTTGTTTGTATTACGCACTTAGCTTCTACGTTACCTGTTATTGGTGTGTTTGCTAGTGCAGGTAAAGCGAGTAGTGATAGTGCTGTTACTAGATACTTCATATTAAACCTCATTTATTGTACTGCATATCGACCATCTGTTCGTGCAATACTTGTTGTGCTAAATTGTTTCTTAGGGCTTTCTTGTTGTCAGGTATTGTACCATCTTGTAGTCCAGCCGCATCATTTAATGTACCGCCATTTATCTCAGCGTTGTAGTACATATTGATATTAGTTTGTTGGTTGATAGCCATGATTATATCATCTTGACCTTGAGCCTTAAATAAAGTGAGAGCATTAGCAGAAGCGGTTAGTCCCATCTCTATACGTGTCTCTTCTTCTTCCTCTTCTTCAGAGAGTATTAGCTTTCCATCTTCGTCGTATTGGAACTCATCAGGTTCTAGGTTATCTACAACAGCATCATCTTCTAGTGCATCATATACAACTACTTCTGGTATCTCAGGCATAGGCTTAACGTAACCTGCACATGAAGGATCAGACTGAGGATCATAGCACGTATCTACCCTGTAGGAGTAAATAACAACTGCATCTTCCACTCTGCCTTCTCCTTCCACTTCAATCGAGCCTGTACCCCAATTTGAAGCTGGAATGTTCGAAACTGGAAACGACTTTACAATGGTATTACCAGCTACCCCCGACCAATCATCTGTTTCTCTAAAGATATAACCATCAGCATTAGCATTAAGATTACTGACGTGTACTTTCATATCAGAATCTGGATCTTTAACAGTTGTGTACCTGTAGATAAGACCGTTTATGTCTACACCAGCAATGCTAGGTAAGATACTATCCATACCCCAACCTAAAGAAGTACTAGCCGCATTACCTGTTGACCCGTATGTATAAGGGTCAGAGTAACAATAAGAAGGCAAGGCTACTAAAAATAACACCCAAGCCAATCTTTGTCTCACCATTTTCATCGAACATCCTCTCGATTACATTGTTCTGGTCACGCTCTATTGCTTCTTCAACTGCTTCCATTTCCCATGCTAGTCTAGCTTTATCGCCTACCAATCCATCCTTGGGACAGGGAGTTCCAGCATTGAGCATGGCTTCAAACACTCTTTCGTCTTGGCACATTACAGATACAGCCGCAACCTTCATACCCATATCATACATAGTCTTAGCGTTCTTTAACTTCTCACAGTTCATATCCCTTACTGTACGACCAGCAGAGATACCTAGTATTTGTGTTTGTACAGCACCAGCTACACCTACAGTACATAAGTCAGAGTTACTTGCACTTATCTGTGGTGATATAGCTGAAGGTGGTGGACTATTGATTGTAGTATCCATAGATCCATCAGAAGTTATTGTACTGTTAGTGTCGGTATAAATTGTGTCGTCAGCATACACAGTACTACCAATTAGTAGGGTAAGTAGTATAAGTAAGGGTTTCATTTTCTCTCCACGAGTCTATCTAGCTTTTCCTCTATTCTATCAAACTTGCTCATTATTTGACTAAGGACTTGATTTGAGTCAGCCTTAGTAACGTAGTCTTCTCTAGTTCTGTTTAGTAGTATACGTAATCTATTTAACTCTATTACATAACCTCTTAGAACAAAGCCAATAAAACCAACACCTAGTGTTAGGACACTACTCCATAGATCTGTCATTTCCATCATCTAGTAGGCCAACTCACATTAAGAGGAAAGTCATCTTGCTGGGGTACATTTAAGAGTGCAGTCCTATAGGCAGACCAAGAGGCTTGATCATCAGAACTAAGAGATGCCCAACGAAGAGCATTACCAGCAACAACATCAACTTGTTCTACTAGTAGTTTGTCTCTCTTAGACCTAACAAGTTCTTCTGTTTGAACCCAATTAGAACCATCCCACTTCGTACCTATTTCAACAGTCTCTGGATTGTCGTGAGGTATAACAGGTACAGGCGCGTCAACTTCTCCCTCAACAAGACAAACACACACTGCTATATTATTTTCATCTACTTGAACGTATTTTCTTAACATATTAATATCCTATCGTGAACCAGTGGCAAGCATTACCAGCAAAACCTGCTTTTGAGTATGCTATTTGATTTACTCCTGTTATTGAGACACCCTGTGCCGCCCTCGTTGCCCCAGAGTGGTTTCCGTTATCACTAATTGCAACCACACCAAAACTACTTGTACTTGTGTAGCTAAATGGTAGAGTAATGTAAACGGTTGTAGGCACACCAGAGAATGTAGTTTTTGACCATGCCATCTTAAGTGTTCCTATTGTTGCAGTACCTGTACCAGTAGTTAGATCCACTGAGTTAGCTTCAATAGCGTTCTTCATCTTGAGAGGAGAAATAAGGCTTTCTGTAGTAGATGTACCTGTATTCCAAGCACTTTGTAACTGATCACCAAGAAGACCAACTGTAGATCCACCTGTAGTAACAACAGGAGTATTGTCAATTATAGACGTTAAGTTTGTAGATTGATTTATGTAAGCAACATTTATCCAAGAGCTATTAGTCTCATCTCTCATTTTTAATATGTTGTTAGTCGTATCATACCAAAACATATTAGCATAAGTTGTTGAAGGAGCAGAAGCCCCACTATTGTTACTAGCAAGGGCTTGCAGTCCATTATTTATATCAGAACGTGCGCTACTGGCAGTCTGATTAGCTATAGAAAAGTCATGTTGTGACATATATTAGTACTCCACTGTGGCACTTAGTGCCGATATATTAGGGGTTATTTTCGGGCCAGTATTAGAAAGGGTAGCTCTAAACTCTACAAACCTACCTACAACCTCCCCAGAAGCATCTACGAAAGATGCACTAGCTAAGTTATTCGCTGTATCTGCGGCTCTAGCTTCTACTATAACAGCATAATCTGAGAAATCTGCATCTTCATCAGTCCAAGTATCAAAGTTGTTAGGCCAAGTATCCCAGTTATTAGGTATATCGTCCCAGTCTACTTCTCCATTAACAGCATCTTGATGTTTACGAGATACAGTAATAGCGTAAGATAATCTAACTGTACGAGATGTACCTACATCAAAGTAACTACTGCCACCATGATCAAACTCATAGACCCCAGTGGAATTTGCGTTAGCAAAGCTAGTCATAAATAGCTTACCACCAGAGACAGTAAGGTTAGTCTTAGATCCACTGAAACTTGTACTTTCTGTATCTGTGTCAGACTGACCTAGAGTTGGTAACTCAGAAGGGGTAATAACAACAGCAGTTGCTGTAGTACTTTCGTTACCTGTTTTATCTACAGACGATACAAAAAACTTACCAGCAAGTGCAGGGAAGGAAACAGAAGTAGCTGGTCTAGCAATCTTCTCTACCTTTACTAATGTAGAAGCATCTCCAAAGTTTGCAGATGAGTTTGATGAGTAATGCAGTTTATAGTGTGATAAATCTAAAGCAGAAACTGGCGACCAGTTAAAGAAAGCAGTACCCCCCGATAGTAAATGGGTTAGGTTAGTAGGGGCAGAAGGTGGTGTAGTATCATGTGTTACGTTAAAGGTAGTTGTAATTGTAGTACCCTTGTAACCAAGAGCATTAACAGGCGTAACTGATATAGTGTAGTTTATAGGTGGCTCATTTACTTGAGGAGCATCTATACCTACTACCTCAAACCTAGCCGCTGTATTACCTTCATTAACAAGTATAGCTTGACCTACAGACTTAAACACTGTGTCACTTGTCTTCTTGTATTTAACAATAACTGATTCTACACGTTCTATCTCATTTGACGTTGCTTCTATAACAAGGACGTTAACAACACTTTCGTTAACTTCTCTGTACTCTTTACTCACAGTGACACCAACATTAGGTACACTATAGTAAGGTAGAAGTGTAGTATTGTTATTAATAATATCTTGTTCGTCTGCTTCATTAAAACCAAAAGCAGAAGAGCTACTCTCTCTTAAAGTCATAGCAACTCTTAGATCACCGTTGTCTACGTTAGGAGACAGTCTCCACTCAGTAACTTCAAATGTCTTCTCATTACCTGTAGTCCAACCGTATCTGTCGTTTCTGAACTTAATAAAGTCACCAACCTCAATGTCTAAAGCATTAAGACCAAACTCTGCACTAAGGGTAAGTTGTTCCCTATTCCTATACAACATCTGTTTTGCAAGTCTTTGAGCCGCTATAACATTGCTAGTAAAAGGTAAGTTTAAGTCTAGTACAGACTCTACTCCATTATCATCTGATAGAAAAAGGCTAGAGTTAATTTGAGGATAGTCAGCACTAACCCAACCTGCACTAGCATCTACAAAAGTTCCTCGTACTGCATTAAAGTTATTTGCCATAGACATCCTAGTGTCAAGTGATATACCACTTCTAAGGTCGTCTAGTGTAAGTATCTTAGTAGGAGCTACGAAAGATCCAACGAACAGTCTCCAAGCACCTGCACCCCAAAATAAAGTACCACCACATGAAGTCATCATGTTCTGTAAAACATTACCTATTTGCTCAGTCGCTTGTATCACACCATTAATAGCGTATTGCTTTGATCCATCAGACAGTATCGTAGTGTCTGCGCTTACAGATGCGGCCTCTTCAAAAGTAGCATAATCAATACTACTGTCTTGCAGACCATACTCAGAAGTTAGGAAGTCTCTTATTATCCAAGCGGCATTATCAGTCCAAGCAGGTGTTTGAGCTACACCGTTAATAGTAGTAGCTACCTTCTTACCTTTTATAACCGCAGTTATTACAGGTACTCCATTAGAGAAAACACTTGAGTCGTACTCAAACCTACAATATAAGTAAGCTATACCTTTACCTATAAAGTCAGATGTTGCAGTAGTCTCACTATGTAAAGTTGTAGCTAAAGTTTGTGTAGAGTTAGCAAATGTATCTGTAGCACTTGTTTGGTTTCCAGTATGTACATAAATCTTAATTTTGTTGTCCCAGATAGACTCAGTAACATTCTCGTTAGTCATCTGTACTGGTATGTCGTTGACATATATATCTTCTATACTATCTACTTCGTGTCCAGCTATAGATATTACTTGGTGAAGTATCTTCTGGTTGCCCCCAGTAGACTCACTGAAAGTAATTGTACCACCTTTTCTAACTTTACCGTAAACAAACTGTGCTGGAGCTAAAGCATTTTTATTATTAACTTGTAAGCCATTAGATTGATTGACTCCACCTAAATCTGGCTTAGGTGTTAAAGCTCCTATTAAAGCAGTTGTTACCATACTAATAGCTAGGTAAGTTAAACCATAAATAGCGTAGTAAACTACTCCCCCTGTTGTCGCCCCAACAGCTAAAGTTATTGCTGTTGCTATTGCAGTCACAGGTTCTCTAGGTGCTATCTCAAACTGTCTGTTGTGCCTTAATACGTTAAAAGGAGTGTTGTGTTTATTTATTGACATCCCAAGCACTTTCTACATCTTCAATGTTTAATCTAATTAAGCCTTCCATGTTAAGGAAGACAGCCCTAGAGCCAATGGAAATACCTAGAGCGACACCAGTTATCCAACGACAACCTGCTCTAGTTGTTACTAAGCTACCAAATAAAGGTCTTTCAACTCTAGTTAGTTTAGTAGCTAACCCTTCGTCTAAAGAGTTAAAACCAAAGTCGTCTCTCACACTTCTTGGACCTTTAGGATATACACCATTACTTTGCATATATAAACCTTCCCAGTCGTCAGCATATCCTACACCATGCATAGCTCTAAATGCACCATTAGTAAAAGTAAAACAGTCGTGTACACCCCACTGAAAAGGCTTTTCTATTATCTTATCTAAGTAAGAATTTAAGTCTGCTTTCCCCATATTACTGTTTGATCCTGCATTGACTGTACGTAAGAGAAGAAGGTATCTCCAGCGTATCGGGATTGTTGGTTTTCATTAGTGTATCTCCACCCACTAGATCTCTCTAATTCTACTAGTTTACTTTCTATAGTTAAAGCGATTGTACTTGTCTCTGACTCGTCAATTATTGACATCTTATCCATTTTACCAGAGAAAATCTCAACAACAGATGAATCGCTTTGCTCACCTAAATACAACCTTGCCACTCTTCTTTGGTAAGGTTCTTGTAAAGCTAGAGATATTATAGAGTTAGGTATTCCAGATAGAGTAAGCTCTAAAGATTTAGAGGATAGATCTCCTACCTCTTCTAAGTCTCCGATGGAAAGTAAGCTACCTGTACCAGTAAACACTTGGTTACTACCTTGTACATTAATAGTCTTGTCACCTATACCAGTCCACATACGTAAAGGAGAAATACTAACAGGATTACCATCTACACCTGTAATAGTTCTAGTGTCAAACATAAGCTCTACAGCATAGAAAGGTCTTATATTATCCCCAGTAAGTGCAGACAGTAGTGAGGAAGGTATTGCTCTACTCATCCTACTACCTCCATTGCTCCAAATGATATACCAAAGAAACTTGCATTGTTAACCGACCAAGAAGTCTCATTAGCTGATAACCTAAAGACCCCAGAGGAATTAGTTAGGTCAGCTGATACACTTGATCTAGCTTTTCTTAGCTTAGGCCATATCTCTAGTGTACCATTTCCAGATTGATCTTGTAGTACTTTGTGTAGAGTAGCATCTGCGGCAGTACCTAACTGTATATAATCACCAGCTTTAAGTGTACCAGTCATAGTTACAGCTACAGAACTAGCACCTACAGCACCTGTTATAACAGCAGACGTTGCAGTACCTCTCACAGTCTTAGCTGATGGGTCGTTAAGTAGGAATGTACCTGACATACCCTTTAAGCTCATCAGGAAGCTAATCCAAGTCTCTGCATCATCTCTATTCATAGGTGGTAAACTAATGTCAGCTTCCCACATCTCACCATCATAAGATTGTGTTTGTTGCTTATAAGTAAAAGGAGACATAGATACAGCAACTGTATTCTTAGCTCTTAGTTCAATACTAGCCATACCAATGTTAGTAGGTAAAGCAAGTGGGTAAGAAATAGCCATTATGCCATCGCCCTTCCATAGCTACCACCACGTCTCTTAGCATCTAGTACTGCACCTTTAGCACTGTCTGCAATCTGTGGCATCATTTGTCGTATCTCAGCACGTACAGTTTGTTGTACACCTGTCGATACATTTATGTTTTGTACGATAGTAGTTCCAGAACCACCTCCACCAGAGTTAGGTGTTATGTGACCTCCCATTGTAGGGGTGAATACTTCTGGTCCACGTTCACCAACAATATATCTTTGACCAGCATTAACTGGACCACCATTAGCTTTAGGGATAGCACTAGCGGTAGTTGCTATATCTGGAGCAAACTTATTTTCTATAGCACCAGTTATCATACCTGTAATCTTCTTAACGACATAAATGCGATATAGTTCTTTGATGATCTCTCTAGCCATATCCTTGAAGGCATCCTTAACAGACTTAGTACCATCTACCATACTCATCATAGCATTCTCCATAGAGCTACCTATAGATTTATTTAGAGCTATAAGATCTGCCGCCGCTAACTTAGCCGCTTCATGTGCTTTCTTAGCTAAAGCAATTCTTTTCTTATAATCTGCATCTGCATCTTTTATTGCTTGTAGTCTATCTTTTTCTGCTTGCACTGCATCATAAGCTAGTAGAACAGCTTCTTGCTCTAGTTCTTTATATCTATAGGCTCGTTGGTATTGTTCATCATCAAGCTCAAGACCTAGTTCTTTGAGATGCCTCTCCACAGCGTTCATCTCATTTACCTGTTTAGCTAGAAGTAATTCTCTTCCAGTATTGTCAGATATAATCGTTTGTTCGTCTGATTGAATAATTAGAGTTTTGATATAATCTTCTCTAGCCTTTTGTAGCTTTTTTAGTTCTTCTGCTTCTTGTTGTTCTTTTTTAAGACCAAGGTTTTCATCAAATACCGCTTGTGTCTTTTTAATTTGAGCCTCAATTTTAGCTATGGCCTCATTATAAGTCTCTCCAAACATACTTGTTTTTCTATCACCAAAGTCAACTTTTATTGCTCCAGCACCGTATTTGTAATTCTTTGCCTCTTGATCTAGGAATGCCTGTTCAGCGGCTTCTTTATCTGCTTTCTCTTGTTTAATAGCAATAAGAGCTTGTTTTAACTTAGCTACACTTACACTTTGAATGCTATTAGCTAACATATAGTTTTCATCTTTAAGAGATCTTACAGCAGTAGCAGACTCTTCCATAGCATCTTTATATAACTTCGCAGTACTAATAGATTCATCACCTGCTTTTTTAGCCGCCATAAATGCACCAGCTAGTCCAGTACCGATAGCTAAGATCATACCTGCTATAGCACCAGCTGGACCAAAGATACCTAACAACTGCGAACCTTGTTGACCAAGGGCGACCATAGCACTTGTGCCACCTTGAACCTGTACCGCGAAATCCTGTACCTGATAACCGACTTGTTGCATACCAACAGCACCGAAGCGTTTCATCTTACGTGTGTTGACATTTGCTACTTGACCAAACTGGTTTAAGGTCATACCCGAAGCCTGAGCGTTCTTCTGTATCATAGCAAAAGTTCTTGAGTACTCATTATTACTTATAGCACCAGTAGCAACTGCTTTCTGAGCTACTAATACTTGTTTAGTAAATAACTTCTCTGCTCTATACACAGGGTCAATAGACATCTTAAGTTGCTTGAAATCAGACTTAGCTGACTTAGCGGTCATTTGTATGGTCTTCTTAGTAGTGTTTAAGTGCGTATTTAGAACCTTAAGGTCGCTAGTATCAACACTAACTTGGATTGTTTTAGCCATTTATAACCCTCATGTATATTGTATCTAAAGACATAACTGTCTCTACTTCTCTAGCATCTAAAGGTGTGCTAGTTAATTTCTTCCACGCTAGTATTTGTTCGTATGTAATAGGATTAGGTCCACTAAACCCCATACTCCTTGTCTTACTCAAGGTTATAAAAGCAGACCATACGTGGGAAATGACCATAGGAAAGTCAGGAGACTTTAATCCTTCTGGTCTTATGCCAGTCTGCTTTTCTACTTGTTCTAGGTGTTCTCTTTCGGATATACCATCCTTACCTGACTTACTTAGAGAAAACGTATGTTCTGCATAGTCTTCAAGTTTAGTTGTCAGGCTTTGGTAAAATCCAATGAGTTAGCAACCGCCTCCTCAAGCTGTAGTTTGATCCAGAAAACTTGGTCGTATATCTCTGTAGCCTTCTTAACTGTTAGTTCTGGCTTCTCTCCATCAAAAGTTATATCCCAACTCTTTGTCGTATTTGCTAGTACACTAAGTGTAGAAGCCTCAAGTTGTTCAGAAGTCATAGTCAAGTCATTACTCTTTGTAGCGGCTTTAATTCTTTTGTTAGTCTGAGAGTGCATAACTTTCTTATACTCTTCAGAGTGTGTAGCATACATACAGATAGTCATATTAGAACCATCAGGGTTAGTAAGCTCTTCTCCTGTATTTGGATGCACTAGTGTGACATCTATTGTGTCACTTTTGGGTGTTAAATCTTTTAAGTCCATATCGAGTTTCCTTATCGAGTTCGGGTTAATAAATGGGGAACGTCAGACCCGACACCAACGTTCCCCCACTCTAGCTAGAGTATTCTTTACGAGCGTGTAATACGCAAGTTAGTATCTTCTGAATTGTCACGTAAAGCGACAAATGTTAAGTTAACTATTCTGCTTGTAGGACCATCTACACCTACATCAGCACTGTTTATCTTGCACCGTGGGAAAAAGAACTCCATAGTGTTTGGTGTACCAGCATTGTCACCTACAGTAACCTTAAGTGGTGTTTCTGTCTCGTTAACAAACCTATTGATTAGTGTAGCATCTTCAAAGTAAGCTGATAGAGTACCTTCTACTACAGCGTTACCTACTTCTAATGCAGGTGCGCTATCGTCGCCAACAACAAACGTAGGAGCAAAGCTGTTAGTTAAAGTGAAGTCCATAGCTGTAACTATAGCTGATGCTGATCCACCTATCTCTAAGTCACCTGAGTATGAATCAAATGGTGAAGCTCCAGAAGCGGCATCTTGCGTCTTCTCTGAAGCACTCATAGTCATGCTCTTACCGACTATACCGAATGTACCTGTTACCATAGCGTTAGGTGCTAGTGATACAGCTAATGTATTGACTGAACAACCTGTAAACAACCTAGCTTGGTCTATATCAGCGGCATAGTCCTCGATAGAGAAGTACTTAGGTGTTGTACCAACTTTAAGTACGTTAGTAGACCAAGCACTTAACATAGCTGACTCTAGTAGTTCATCGAAATCTCCATCTCGTAGATCTCCTACAATGTCTCCAGCTACTTGACGATTTCCGTGACGGTCTACTCTAGACATACGGTCAGCTTGAATGTCAGTACCTTCAACACGGTCTTTAGTCATGTTAAGTGAATGTGAAGTGAAAGGTAAGTTTTGGAAGTTACCAGCAGGTGTCGTACCGAAAGTTGTTTCAGTAATGTATGACAGACTGGAACGTGAACCCTGTGCAAAGGCCATATTATATTCTCCTATAGAATTATGTGTATGCGTACCAACCAATATTAACAGGAACAAAGTACCAAGGGCTATCTAAGAATCCTTGTTGTCTTTCTGCGTAGTCAATAGATACGTTTATATTATTTGATGTTAAAGAAGTAGTAGCCTCAAACGCATCAATGACGTTCTTAGCAAGGGTGTCTGCTACTGCTGGTCCATGACCTTCTGGTGCGTAACAGTTAATTGAGAATAGACCGTCATATCTCTGTTGAGGATTTAAGCCCCGTACAGCAGGTCTACGTGATACAGGGGCAAACAGTACCTGTAAGTAGCTAGTGCCAGTTGTAGGTACAAAAGAAACGCCCTCGTAAGCTATCTGAGGATTACCTGATACATTACCAAGTTGTGTCTCTAATGCTGACCTTATGCTTTTATGTACATCAGCCATACTTAATTCCTATCCTCTCGAATACTGCGCGTTGTTGTTTATACTCTACAAACTCAGCGTGAGCAGAACCATTCCTTAAACTTACCATAGTCGTGTTAGCTAAGTCTAGTTGTGCTATATCACCATACAGTAATTGTAGACCTTGATTACCTTTAGAGGTAGGGTTCTGTCTTCTAGGTTTACCGTGAGATGATCCACCTCTAGGTCTACCAGAACCTGTACTGTAAGAGAATGAAGTAATATAAGTTCCTGTATCTACAAAAGGTTTAGAGAACTCTATAGTAGTATCAGCTATATCTCTTAGAAAGTCTTCAACTTCTTGTTCTATCTCTTCGTTAAGTCTTTCGAAGTCACCCTCTAGTTTATTAACATTAACTTTTATATTTGTCTTCATTACTCAGATACCTCACAAACGTAGCATACTGCTACACCAGAAGCATAGATGGTTTGTACACTGTTAATAGACACTGTGTCGCCTCTACCAGAGATTTGATCATTGTCTGTAGGTATTGCAGGTAAGCCAAGGGCAGGTATCACACAGTTACGTGTGCCACGTCTTATCTCGTTTAGTAAAACGCCCTCTTGTACATTATACATATAGGCAGTTATTTCATATTCTTTAACTGTACTAGAAAACTCGCCAGTACTAGCATTGTAAGAACCAGCAGTAGTCTTCTTTAGTGTCAAAGTACTACCATGACGTTGTACCAGTTTAAGTAAATTGTACGCTTGCATGTGACATCCCTATTCGTAATCAGTAGTTTCTGCGTCTATCTTAAATTGATCCTTGTTGAACTCTGGTCTAACTCTATTAGTATTTGCTCTTACACCCTCTACAGTGGAAACAGAAATACCACCTGCTGAGATACCTAAGCTACCACCTAGTTTAGTTCCTTGATACTCTAAGGTATCTGCTAACTTAGTGTAGTGAGCTTGTAGTTGTGATGAGGCTTCTTTTAACGCACCACTGATCTCTACATCGACAGAACGAGAGTACTTAGCCGCTATAGCTCTACATAACCACCCACCAGCTTTATATACGTTGTTGTTAGCTTGAGCTAGAGCGAATGAAACTTCTTCATCTTGTACTTGCTTATCATTTAGATCTGTATCACCGATTAACAACCTAGTAGAGTTTAATCTACCTAGTGCATCAGATATATTTAGGTTTCCTTCGTCGTAGCTCCAAGCCATTAGTCGTTCTCCAACTCTCCATAATTTCTACGCCAACTGCGGAGTAAACCGCGTTGCTTCTCTAGTATCTTAGACTTCTTACACTTCTTACGAGTAAACTCTGCGTGGGAATTAGTCTTAGCTTTTACTTTAGCATTGATCGTATCTACTAGGACAGCTAGTGATGCGACATCAAGTACTTCTAGTCCGTCTCCAACCTTAGCTTTAACTTCTAGGTCAGAGTTATGATGTAGAAAGTTATTGTTATATAAAGTCTGAACAACGTCACTAGAGAGAGATAACTCTTTCCAAGGGTAATGTTCTGATCTCTTCCAATCTCTTCCTCCACCACTAAATTCTTGTTTTACAAATACGGGTCTGTCAAACTGAAATGGTATCATATCGGGTTCTCCTTAATAAAAGAGGTGAGGACACTTAAGCCCTCACCAAATGTTTTGTATAGTTTTACGCTATAGCTGTGTTAAAGAATACACCTAAGTCAGCACCAGTGACTTTCATGTCGTAAGACATTTTAACTTGGATGTGTTCTGCAACCTGTTGACGCTTAAGAGCATCGTCTGAGAATGACTCAACTGTGATACCTAAGTTGTTTACACCGTCTAAAGTGTTCCAAGCAAATGTACCGCCAGCCATAGGTGTCATCAATCCAGCTGAAGGAGCAACGTGTGCTAACATAGCTGTTTTACCACCGATGAAAGAGTTGCTTTCTGCAATACCTTCTGCTGAGTCGTTCTTGACTGCTTCCATTACGTAGAAGTTAGACACTTCGAAGATCTCAGCTAGTTTAGCGTCTGTGATCAATGCAGGGTTAGCTACAGTTGATCCACCGTTTAAACGTGCTAGGATATCTGGGTGGTTGATTAAGATATCACGAACTTCTTTACCTACAACCATTGTGTTTGGCTTGTATCCGCCAGACTTAAGTTGCATCGCTCGACGTGCTTTAGTTACGTCTACGATTGGTGTAGCGTTTGTGTAGTCTGACCAGTATGTGAACTCTGAGTCTAAGTTGTTGTCACCGTTAGCTACGCCGTCATACTCTGTTCCCCAAACGTTAGTTGAGAAGAATGTTGAAGCGAATTGCTCTTCACGATGGATCATCAAACGTGTCGCAAGTGTTTGCGCTCCAGCTGAACGAATTTCCAAAGCGGCATCTTCGTTAGCAAGTGTTTGTTGATCGAAGTCCATACCTAGACCAAATACGTCTGCAAAGTATGAGCTTGTTGATAGTGACATACCGATACGGTTCACTTCTGTACGTGGAGCTAATTTCTTAACGTCCCCTGTACGGTTCATGTTGTCACGGTCATAGATGTAATACTTGTCTGACTGCTTTTGAACACCGACGATTGGGAATACTTTATCCGCAATGAAGTTTGTATCTGCTTGTGCGTAAGCGATAGTCAAATTAGTAAGTGGTTGATCCAGATGTACACTGGATGGTGTTAATAATGGCATAATATATATTCCTTAAATTAAGCGTGAGCGTTAGCGGCTAGGATCAATTCGATTGCGATGATTTGACCGTCAACACCTGCTTCGTAAGCACGACCAACGATGATGTCACCAGAAGCCGCATTGACAGCTTTACCAGCGGCATCGATACCTACATCGTCTCCGATAGTTACAGTTCCGCCACATTTTACCATGACTTTACCTGAGTGAGTTATTGTGCAAGCATTTCCAGCTTCAGCACCTACAGCTATTATACCGATAGTACCATCACCGTTTCCAGCTAAGACAGCTTTAGCGGCGGCATCCATTTTTGCGAATAAGAATTGAGAGGTGCTAAGATCAGCACCAGCGATTAGAGTGCGGTTGTCGCGTGATTGCGTTACAGCCATGATTATTCCCCTTTATAGGATTTAGTGATAAGAGCTTTACCTTCATCGGTCTTTGCAACAGCAGAGTATGCTACAGCGTATTCGCTCTTCTTCATTTCGTTAGTGTCCATGTAGGACTTTACAAGTGCATCAAGTTTATCTGAAGCGGTAGTAAACTCACCGTCAACGTCTGCCTTGCCTACTTCTTCCATAGATGAACCAAATGCTTTATCAGCGGCTTTTAGTACACCCATAACTTCTTCATTAGTCTCAAATGATTTGACTAATTCTTTTGCTGTAGCTACGTCAAAGTTAGGAAGAGCTTCTTCCGCTTTAGTTGTTAGCTCTAAATCAGCTTTAGCAAACTCAGCTTCTTCTAACGCCTTTAAGATAGGTGCTGGAATATCAGCTTTGTTAATTTTGTCGCCCTCGTACTCAAGGAACTCTTCTGGAGCTTTCTTTTCGATAGCGTCTGATTTGATTATGTAGCCGTTCTCAATTAGAGATTTACGTAAACGCTCATTCTCTGCTTTAAGAGTTTCAACTTCAGCGTTAGCTTTGTCTACTTCAGCTTCTTTTGCTTTCTTCATGTCTTCGTCATAAGCCTTCTTAGCTTCTTCTTCAGACATACCTTTGTCCATGTAAGGCTTTAGTTTACCTAACATCTCATCGGACATTTTTACTGTTGTTTCTAATTCTTCGTTCATAGTTTCCCCGTCGAAGTTGTCGCGCTTAAATAATGATACCATTGCCTCAGCATTGGCAGGACGATCTACCAAAGATAATTCGTCTAATTCAAGCATGGTTAAAAGGTTAGCCATTATAGTCTTCCTTTGTTGCTCTGCCACCAATGCTAAAGGCGGCTAGTTCACCAGATTTTACCTTAGCCCAGACATCATCGTTATATACTTTAAACGCTACTATCCAACCTTCTCGGTCACTCTGGATGCCAAGAGAATCACCAATTTCTTTAGTGATAGGCATAGAATGGATAACGGCCCCAATCTGCTCACCCTTGTGCATTTCTTTACCTACACGTACATGCTCCATAAACTTGTTTACGGCACTTACTAACGTGTCAGGTTTAATTACATCGCCTTGTCTATCGACTACTGGTTCACCCTTTTCGGTTACTACAGAAGCCCAACCATAGACCATGCGTTGTTCTTCATCGGTCTTTAATATTTGACCTGTAATATCTTTAGTCATACTTCCCACTGTACTACCACTCCACATTCTACAAGACCAATATCTTGCTGAGGTTTTATCTTTAGCCGTACTGCATGAGTGTCGGCTTCTAAAGTTAGCTCTAGCTTTAGGATCATCTCGACGAATTTCCATATTAGGGTCGCCGAAAGTTACTTTCTTAGTCTTACCGCCAGAGTTTACGTAAACACCAAACTTCTTACTAGAACCCTTTGGCAGTCTAAATGGTTTGTTTAGTGGTTTATCTGCTTTGTTAATAACTTCTTCAGAAGGTAGGTTGTCTATATCAAACGCTTCAGTCATTAGTCTAGATCCTCCTTAATAATAACAGTGAAGTAACCATTGTTAGGAAATGTCTCTACTGTGTTATCAGCATATGTAACTTCTACTTCACCGTAGTAAGTACCAGCAGTATTAGTATCTGCACCCACCCAAGGGTATTGTACTATACCACCAGAAGCATTTGTAACTGTCATAGGAGCATCTACTTTAAGTGTTGTTGCTCCAAACGCTTTCATGTGAAACCTAACGCCATTGTTACCTGTAATGTCTATTGCATTACCACTTGCGTCTTCTAGGGTTACTGCCAACTTAGGGCTAGTATCATTCGTTTTAATTCTAAAAGCCATTAGCCTATCTTAACCTTATTGTTTGAGTCAAATCTAACTGAGTTACTATTCGCTATTTCTGTTCTGCTACCTATACGTTGATTGCCTATGTTTACTACTCTAGCTAAAGCTGGATTATAGTAAGGCTCACCTAGAACTGGGATACCAGTAATAACATTACCTAATAAGAAATAGTGATCTCCTATTATGACAGTACGATCTACTTCTGGTATTCCTGTTGTAAGATCAGGAGTAATAAGTACAACGTTGTATACCATGACAGTATCATCTACTGTTGGAACTCCAGTTGTTAAGTCTCCAGTAGAAAGTGTCTCTTCTTCTGACATTGATATATCAGGTACACTTACAGCACCAGTATTCAAGTCCCCAGTAGAAATTATGTGATCTTGGTTTATTACAGAACTATCAAGTATAGGAGGTGCAGTATTTAAGTTTGCTACCTGTATTATGTGTTCTTGTAGTATTGCAACACTAGGAGTTTCTGGTGTATCTACAATTATAGGTCTAGCAACAAACGTTTCTTCTTCTTGCATAGTCACAGAAGGTATACTTAAATTACCAGTATCTAGATCTCCAGCATTAAGAGTTTGACCTTGATTTACTACAGCAACACTAACGTCAGGGTTACCTGTACTTACATCCCCAGTAGAAAATGTTTCGTCTTCTTGCATTGTAGCAGAAGGTAGATCTATTCCTGTATCTAAGTTAGGAGTAGAAAGTACATTACCTTCTGTTATGTCTGCACTGTCAGTATTTGGAGTGTCAGTAATTATATTTACAGCAGAGAACGTTTCATCTTCTGACATAGCTAAGTTGTCAATGACTACCGCGCCAGTATCTAAGTCTCCTGTATTTAATGTCTGCCCTTGATTTATAGAAGCAGTATCTAGATCTGGACTACCAGTGGAAATAGAAGTTGCTGTGAGATCGTACCTAAGTAAGGCAGTAGCATTACCTAAGACTGGACTTCCTGTACTTATATTTGTAGCAGTAAACGTTTCGTCTTCTTGTAGTAGTGCAGTATCAAGGTTAGGATTACCTGTACTAATATCCCCAGTAGAAAGTGTCTTACCTGAGTTCTTACTAGGTTGTCCTAAGACTGGACTTCCTGTAGTTATAAATAACGCACCTAAAGTCTCATCTTCTTGGAATGTAGTATTAGCTACACTTACAGCACTAGTAGTAATGGCACTAGCTGTTAAATCGTATTCTTCGCTCCCCATACCTGCAAAGGTAGCGGATGCAAAAGGGCTAGTACCAAACATTTATTGCTCCTAGTTCTCGTCACCCACATAACGGGATGTCCACATAGTTAATGAATATTTAACCCCAGACTTTAGCTCATCGACATAATGACCATGAGTAACTTGACTAGGGAAGAGTATACAACTTCCAACGGGTACATCTAGGTTTGTAAAGTCCTGACGTGGGAAATAGAGTGTAGCACCTTCATAGTTGTCGTTTAATTTAACGCTACCAGTTATAAGAGATGCGTCTGTGTGTAATCCTAGAGACTTCTGTGTGTCCATAGCGTAGCGCATAGTAAAGGCATCACGTAATCCCATATACTCTACAGGCTTCCAATGTTTTTCACATATCTTAAATAGTCTATCTCTCCAGAGAATTTCATACTCTTTCCACAGACCTAACTTCTTAAGCCTTATCTCTTGCGCTGGAAACTTATCTCCATCTAAATTACCCCAACCACCTAGAGCATCAGACTTAGCTATTAAGTCTTTACACTCACTATCAGATAATAGTTTTGTAACTAGCAAGTCTTGAGCTACTTCTTTATAGTCTAAATCTCTACTTGTCCTAGTAATAGGAGAGGATAGTTCATTATACCCAAACTGTTCTGCTAAACTGTAGAAGAAGTCTTTCTCTGACTTACCTCCATTACCATGATATATACAGCCACAACAATTAGTTCTATCATTCCAGAGTTGACCGTTTACTATCTTTATATTTGTATCGTGGTTTTGGAATATGTATGCTTCGTAGTCTAATCCTACTTTGTTTGCATACTCTGTTTCTACTGTACCATCAATTAGTTTTAAGTATCTTGTTTGACAGTATAGTTGATCATCACCTTTAGAGTCTGTACTTGGTAAGTTAAGGAATTCATTTATTGCCCCTGCATACCCTATATACAATCCACTATTTAAATATCTGTAAGGTGTTCCATCATCTATCCAACTCTCTTTGTAGAAGTGATTATCTGTTATAGGCCAACACTCTTGTTCTGCACCAAACAATATATCTACATCAAAGTCTAAGAACCTTTGTACTATCGTCTCATAACCTTCAGTGAAGAAAGTATCATACCCATCGACAAATAAGACTATCTCATCTTTGGCTAAGTCTTTAACTAGGTTTTTTACTAGCTCTACTTTTCTTAGACCATCATATCCTTCCATCTCACTCTTCCAGCTGTCCCCTTTACCAAGGTTCACTAAATTAATTTGATGTTTGTCGCATGACTGTGATAGAGGCCACATCTTAGTTTCATCTGTAGCTACTGTTATTATGTTAATCTTACTAGAGTCTATCATCGGAGTATCTTCTTCCTCTATGGTACTTGGTCGGGTTGACCTTGGGATTTGAGTAACGACCTCTTCTTTGTAGAAGTAGTTATTTTTATGTTTTAGTTTCATAGGAACCCATTCATCAACAGGGATGATGTTATCCTTAAAGTCTTGTATCAACAGTCTTGCTGTATCTGGAGTAATTGCATAAGCATGGCAGTTATACCAATAACCCATATCGTTCCATCTGTAACCTAACCATACACTATCGTGGGAATTAAGAAGTCTATTTACCTTATCAGTATCTATACTATCGTAGACTGCATCCTCTTCCAGTATAATACCATTAGAGTTACTGTTTGCAATCTTCTCCCAGACCCTCATATGGCTCACTGAGCATCCAAACTCACCTTTAAGTATACTCCTACTGTGAATAGGGTCTAACCAGCCTGTACGGGGCTTACAGCCAGTCTCAGAGTATATATCACCCCAGTGTTTGTTACGAGCATCGTAAGCTGATCCGTGTAGTGATATTTGATATATTATCAATTCTCAATTACGTCCCAAGACCTAGTTTCTTCATTCCAATCATACCTATTGCCATCATCAGGGTATGCTGTAGGGGCTTCCCAGATACACGTTTCTTCATCTAACGTCCAACTATTGTAAGGCTGTGGTGCAATAAATGCATCTCTGATTGAATCGTATGTATAGCCTATACCAGCATAGTTTTTTCTTAAAGGTGTACCGCCGTTTGCATGAATTCCAGCGAAAGTGTTATAAGATGTTTTTATCCATTCCCCTGCGCTGTCATCCTCAAACGTATCAAAGAAATCAGCCTCTGCTACAATTACCTTATCGACTACTCCATCAATAACTTTTGCGTAGTGTGCCATATTAAGTTTCCTAATCTGTATAACGTATTACAACAATACCAGAGCCACCTGATACTGGACCTCTACCGATTGCGCCAGAACCGCCAGCACCACCACCAGTGTTAGTTGACCCCGCACTGGGTGAGCTGGTTTGACTACCACCATTGCCACCGCCTCCAAGGCCCCCAGACCCAGCACCAGCGTTGTTGTATCGACCACCGCCGCCGCCGCCGCCGTAGTACTGAGTTGATCCTGTCCGAAGTGAGTTGGACCCACCTGCGCCACCGTTTCCAGCGTCACCTGATACACCTGCTCCTGTAACGCCGCCACCGCCACCGCCGCCAGTACTAGCACCGCTACCGCCACTATTGCCCAAACCAGAAGTACCAGAACCAGCACCGCCACCGCCGTGACCACCGCCGCCGCCTGATGAACCTGATCCACCAGAGCCTTGCTTAGAGCCACCGCCTCCGCCACCAATAGCGCTGATAGAGAACACAGAGCTAGTGCCACCTTGCGATCCGTGACCGCCATTTGAGTAGCTTGGGCTACCCCCTCCACCTACGACTATAGAGTAGTTAGTGGATGAAGATACGCTGAAAGTGCCTGTTTTCATAGCACCGCCGCCACCACCGCCACTGCCGTCATAACCTCCGCCTCCGCCGCCGCCAACGATAAGATAACTTACTGTTTTGCTGAAGTATTGTGGGGTTGAAAATGTACCGCTACCAGTAAAAGTGTGTACCCTAAAGCCTGAGTATGTAGTTACCGTACCCCCAGTTGCTGGTTGGGCTGAAATGCCGCCAGTACCATCACCTACGTTTGCCCATGAGTTACTGTTAGTAGTTGCACTTACACAAACATAAGCCACACCAGATGAAGTGTTGAACCACAAATGTCCAACGCCAGAGGAAGGGTTTGTTACGGGGGTTGGGTTTGTTGTTGATACAGTAACGTCAGAAAGCTGTCCTATACTACCAGAGGCAATCTCACCCTTTTGTCCTTTTTGACCAGTACTACCAGTACCACCAGTAGAGCCTGTATTACCAGTTTGACCTTTTTGACCCTTCTGTCCTGTACCTCCAGTTGAGCCAGTAGAACCTGTTTGTCCCTTCTGACCTTTCTGTCCAGTAGATCCAGTTGAACCAGTACCGCCAGTAGATCCAGTTTGACCCTTCTGACCCTTCTGTCCAGTAGATCCAGTTGAGCCTGTACTACCAGTATTACCAGTATTACCTTGCGCTCCTACTTCACCCTTTTGTCCTTTTTGGCCTTGAGATCCAGTACTTCCAGTTGAGCCAGTATTACCCGTCTGTCCCTTCTGTCCCTTTTGTCCTTGCGAACCAGTACTACCAGTTGAGCCAGTTGAGCCTGTAGAACCCGTAGCTCCTACCTCACCCTTTTGTCCCTTTTGTCCAGTAGAGCCTGTACCACCAGATGCACCAACTTCACCCTTTTGGCCTTTCTGACCTTGGGAACCTGTAGATCCAGTATTACCAGCATTACCTTGAATACCTTGTGCGCCAACCTCGCCCTTCTGTCCCTTCTGACCAGTAGCTCCGTTAGATCCAGCACTACCTGTAGCTCCTGTAGCTCCTGTAGCCCCTACTTCGCCCTTCTGACCTTTCTGACCAGTAGAACCTGTATTACCTGTAACTCCAACTTCGCCTTTTTGACCTTTAGCTCCAGTCGATCCTGTATTACCAGTTACACCGACCTCACCCTTTTGTCCTTTAGCTCCAGCGGAACCAGCACTACCAGTTGCTCCAGTATTACCTTGAATACCTTGAGAACCAGTAGCTCCAACTTCACCTTTCTGTCCCTTCTGACCTTGAAGAGCAGTGGCAGTAACAGTAGCTTTTTTCCAAGTACCAGCAGAAGTATCATACGACACAATAAGGTCGTCAGATGCTGGAGATGCACTAGTAGATAGACCTGTCAATGCTGTAGGTAAAGCTGTGGCAGTAACATCTGCGTTAGCAGATACGTTATCTAGTTTAGACCCATCAGTAGAAACATTTCTACCGTCAACAGTACCTACGTTTACTACGTTTCTACTGTCGTCAATTACCTCAGTGCCGTTTATTTTTACTGCCATCTTCGTGTACTCACTATTAGCTTATGTTATATTGTTTGGTCAGTCTGTATGTCATTAGTCACAGACAATGTTCCGCTACTGTCGAGTTTGAATTTATTTGTTCCACTATAAGCAAAGAATAAAGATCCTCCGCTTTCAGTTATAGTCCAGTCACCAAAGTCTACTGTCGGAGTAAATAAAGTTCCTGTCATTGTTCCACCAGCTTTAGGCACTGCATTATCAGCAGTAGTACCTTGGGCGGCTGTAGCATAGTCTGTGCTATCAAATGCTTTAACTTGTGCAAGGTTAGTAACTTCACTATCCATTAAAGCACCAGCGGCTGTTACATTAGTTGTATCTGTTACATCTGCACCGTCTTCTACATTTATAGCAGTTAGAAGCGAACTCTTAGTTATAGAGCCTATTAATCCAACTACTGATTGTACTGCGTCTGTATTATCATGCTTAGACCAGTTGTTAGCATAAGTCGTAGTAGAAGCGTTATCTGTAGTAGCGACAATGTTATCGCCTACATGAAAGGCAACACTATCTACAGTACCTGCTACAGATACATAATAGAACCAACCAGTTTGTGCGCCCGATGGAAAACTACCAGCAGAAGCATCCCAGTCGCCTTTATATACCATACCATTAGCAAGAGCCGCAACTTCAGTTTCTATGTTATCTAGAGTAGCTCCGTCTGTCGCTATATCACGACCATCGACTGTACCTGATACAGTTACGTTTCCTGTTACTGAAATACCTGATGATGTTGTGGCTAGTTTGATTGAATTGTCGTGGTATAAGTCTACAGAGCTGTTAAGGTTAAATGTAGCCATTGTTTCTGAAGCTGACGCATTACTTATAAGAACACTGCTTGAACCTGCTAAATATAAATTACCCGTACCAGTATCTTGAACAAAGGAGTTACCACTATTATGATAAACCTGTAAATCTGAACCAGATCCGAATATGGCTTTTGAGTTGTCAGCGAA